GAAAGCGGATATAGGTAGCCGATAGAATACAGCACCGTTTTCCATAATTGCATGAAAGAGTATAGGGCGCCCTGTAATCGATGCCAGGCCAAATATAATACAGTCTTCAACTTCTCCATGATGGTCTTTAAGATCATAGAGATATTCTCTTCTGATCTGTGAATACATCACAGGAATATTGGCATTGAGATAGGCCATGGATCATATAGTTCCTAGTTTACTAAAAAATATATAGCTACGATTACTACTACAACAGCAGCAGATATCTTTGGATTAGCTTTTGCTAATGCCCAAACTTGTTTTACTTTGTTCATAGTTTTCTCCTATTTTTATTTTATTGTACCCCAGTTTTTGCCTTTTTTATAGTTAACTTTGTTAGGTATCAACAAAATTATTGCTTTCTCCATCGTTTTCTTGATGATAGATGCTTTTTTTTCACTGTCAATTGATAAACATAATTCATCGTGAATTTGTATATGTGGTACAATACCTTTTTCATATAATAACACCATTGCTTTTTTTGTCATATCTGCCGCTGATCCTTGTATCAATCTGTTTAAAGCTTTATAAGTAAAGGCAGCAGTAAAGTAATTAGTAAAGTATTGCTTTCTTTCCTTTTCCGTGTGTTCCTCTATTTTTTTCTTAGACTTTGAATTAAATAATTTTTTAAACTCTTTGTCTGCTTGTTCTTTGGTTAAGAGTCTAGGAGTTATCCACTCTCCTTGATAAGAAATTGTACCCTCTTTGTTTTTAATTTCTTTAGCTTCAGGATCCCACTCTTTAAATTTACGTTCATTATTATCCCACTTTTTGTTAACATTTTCATATTTATCAAACCTACAAAACCTATCTTCAAGAGTGAAAATTAATTTGTTATCCTTAGCAAAATATATTAGATTATCTGATAATTCTTTAACAAAAGGAACTTTTTCATGATAAGTATCAAATAATTTTTTTGCTTGAGCTTTATCTAGATGAAGTTCTTGTTGTAATTTACCTTTACCCATACCGTAGAATAAACCAAGATTAATAGTTTTAGCTTGTTCTCTTGGTATGTTTGCCATTTCAGCTACAATTTTATGAAAGTCTGCTTTATTATTATTAAATTTATCTCCTAGTTCTTTTGTTTCTGATAGTTTATGTTTGATAGCGTAATGAACAACAATTCTTGGTTCTTGTTGCGAGTAGTCAAAACTACCCCACTTGTGCCCATCTTCAGGTATAAATAACTCTCTCATTTTTTTACCCATATATCCTTTCGCTGGAATCTGTTGTAAGTTTGGATTGCTCATAGAAAATCTTCCGGTGACCGTCCCTCCTTGATCAGATCTAATCTGATTTATATCTGCATGTATTCTTCCATTATGAATGTATCCTTTTAATCCTTCAATAAAAGTATTTACAGCTTTGTCAGCTTCTCGGGCTTTCGACACCATTCTTAAAAATCTATTTGAATGTGTTTTTAAATAATCTTTTGGAAGTTTAGGCATTCCAGATTTAGGAGTCTTTTCATAGTTTGTTATTTTTTCATTACGTAATAAATTTTTTATAGAGTTTGCAGCCCACAATTGAAGAGTTACTCCAGTGTGTTTTTTTATTATATTTAAAAGATTGTCTCTTCTAAATTTTAATTTTTCTCCAAGACTTTCAAGTTTTTGGGTATCTATTCTAACTCCATTTTCTTTCATTTCAACTAAACAAGGAAATAATCTTGTTTCTAACTCAAAAATCTTTCTACAAGTTTTTTTTTCTTCATGTACTTTACCGTTTTTATCTTTAATTTTTTTAATGTATAATACTTCGTCTAATTTTTTATCAAACAACTCCCATAATCTTAAAGTTAAATTAACGTCTTGTTTGGCATATTCTTTTACTACTTTAGATGGTAGTTTGTGCATGTTAGACATAGGATCTTTTTGCATACCATTTGACCATGTAAAAGTTTTTTCTTGCAGATCATATTTATATTTACTGTCGTCAAGATAGTCTTTAGATAAATTATCTAACGAATATTTAAATCTATTTTCATCAATTACAGACGCGGCAATCATCGTATCGACAATACGACCTTTTATTTTCTTACCGGTGACTGCTTGAAGCCAACAAACATCATATATTGCATTATGAAATACTTTTGTAATGTTTTCATTCTGTAAAAGTTTTTTATTTATTTGATTCCAAAACTCTTCAAGTTCTTCTCCTTCCACAGTAGTGTCAGAGTGATTTAATGGAAAATAAACAGTGTCTTTACCTGTTGCAACAGCAACTCCAGTTATAAAACCATCACCTTTTATTGCACCTGACCCTTTTGTTTTTAAGTGAGGATCATATGTTTCTATATCAATAGCTACTGTATCTATACCTTTTAGATCTAAATCTTCTGGAGTATTACACATTATTTCTTTTCCGTAAAAGTAAAACCATGAGGTAAAGGTTGTGTGTGATCACCGTAATCTCTTTCAATAATCATATCAATATAGTGTTTTGCTTTTTCCAAATCTTGAACTTCTCCTTTATGTCTATGCCTACAAATATATTTAATAGCATTCCCTTCTGCAAAAGGCAAATTATTTTCATTTATAAACTGAGCAGGTTGAATCTTCATACTTTTATAATGAGCTCCTCCTATTTGTTTTTTATAAACTTTTGTCATATTCCCCCCACACTTCTTCTTCCATTTTCATTATAAATCTATAAAATTCTTCTTCAGTCATTATTCTAAATAATATCTTCTGTTATCCTGTATTCCAGCTAAAGACACCTTTCCGGGAGAGGAACTACCTATGCTCCAACAATCATACCTACCTCTGCTATAAGCCGTATAAGCTAATCTTATTGGTTCATCTCCGCGTTCTGTATGATAAACTGATAAGTCAACTGCCACATTATCAAAAGTTAAACCTTTAACTTTGTGAATTGAGCTATGCTCAACTCTTGGTTTTTTATTTATATCCATTTTATTTTTTAAAACTTTTTGAATGTAAGGTATTTTGCTTAGTAGATTATTACCCTTCTTACCATTCTTAGATAATTGTTCATGGTTTATAATTTGAGAAAATCTTTCAAACTGTTTTGCTTCAGGTAATATAAAACCCATATTTATAAGTTCATCTATGTTATATTCTTTATTTATTAAAGGTTTAAGTTTATCTACTTCACCTTTTCCACGAACTTTTACAGCTGATCCAATTAATTTCCAATATTCTCTTATTTGTTGTTTAGAGACTTGACCTGTTAAAAAAGTTTTCCAAGTTTTAAAACATCTAAAATATTCTCTAGCAACGTATGCACTTTCTGAATCTACCTCTTTGTAGTCAATTCCGTTTTGTTGAAGAAACTCGTGTATCTTTTTGTGAGTAGGGTTTCCCCTGTATGTAAACAAAAAAGTTTCATTTGTGTTTAATATTTTTTCAATTAAAATGTCACTTGCTATACATGACTGATCTAAACTAGGGATCCAATATGATTTCCCTATTATTTCTTTAGAATTAGGATCACTAGGGTTTTCTTTTGCTGGAGTCCAGACTCTTTCTGCATAGACACCCCATTTTTTCCAAACAGGTAATATTATCTTTTTACATATTTGATTTATAGTCCTACCACATCTTAAACCTTCAGTAAGTTCATTGGCCTTTGCCTCTTTTGTGCTTGCTAATGTATAAAAAAATTTAGGATCTGATCCAGCATATTCATGAATAGTTTGATCTGCATCACCTACAAAAATAAATCTTTTTGCAAATGTAGCCGCTTTTTGCAAAGCTTTTATTTGAGGTTTGCTACAATCTTGAGCTTCATCTACTATTAAAATATCTATATCGGTTGGAGTTTCTCCACGGAGAAGAAAATTATCTATCATATCTTCAAAAGATAATTTTTTATTATCTTCTCTAAACTTATCATATTTCGTTTTCAATTCCTTTAAAGTATGCAAATTATAAGGGTCATATCGCTGCGGATCACATACTGCCCAATAGGCATCAAAAGATAACTCTTTTCCATGTGCGTGAGAACTAAATTCATACAGCGGATGCTTTTCCCATGATTTGCGTTTCTGCCAAAACTTCATTGAGGTATTGGCACTATCAGCACAAAACTTTTCATGTTCTTTCTTTTCATACTTTTGTAAACGTACATACTCTGCTCTAAAATATGAATGTATAGTACAAATCTGGTCTTCCAATTTTGTATCGGGTACATTTTTTAATTCTGGTAAATTGTTAACAGCTTTTATAAGTTCTTTTACTGCGGTATTTGTATGAGATAAAACAACTATTCTATCCCACGAATACCCTTGTAAAAATTTAGTGTAGCTATTTTTCAACCACCTATGAGTCTTACCAGTTCCTGGGGGTCCCGGTATAAACTCTGGTATTTTTTTATTGTTCATCTGTTTTTCCTGCTTGATTTTCTATAACTACAGATTCTCCTTCCCAAATTATTTTATCATCACTAATTCCTTCCCCTTGTATTTTCCAAGAGGCACAAGATTTTTCTTTATATTTTCCATGATAGTTCTCCGCTTTTAATATGTTTTGCACTTTTATGACGAGATCAACTCTTGCCATGTTGACTCTAATTTTTGCTAATTCTTTTTCAAAATTATTTAAATCAAACTCAATGGTTGAGTTTTTTGGATTGTAGTATGGAAGTTTATGTATAAAAAGCTGTTCTTTATCTGTATAAACTCCTTTTGTGTCTAAATAATCTAAAAACATTCTCTTAAATTTATAATCATCTTCTGCCTCTTTCACATAATCTTTTGATTTTTCTCTCGCGTTAAATTTAGCAACCATCATTGTCTCAAAGTCTGTTGCTTTTTGTCTTGGAAGCCAAGCACGTGCTTGACTCATCGCTGCTTCATAAAATAGTTTTTGGTTCATAAGGGTTGCTCCATTAACTATTATTCTTCTTTTAAATATTTCGTCTTTTTCTGGAACATTTAAATATACATAATATCTGTCTGCTCCATACTCCACAATCTTTTCAATCATGTCGTTTGAAATTTGATTTGTTATTTCTTGAA